GTCAATGGTTGCCCTGAGTGTAAGAAAACGATTTCAAACGGTATTATCAGTGCTTGTTGTGCTGGTAAATTCTTCGAACAGATAGCATGTACGGCTTTTCAGAACGCGAAATGTACTTATGGTGAGAAATGCAAATTTCTACATGAGGTCAACTTCAAACACAAAATACCGGTTAACTCCGACGATGTTGTTTTGGTTGACAGACATCAACGTTACCAACCGGAACCAACGCAATCCCTAACAATGTCTCGTCATCCATTAATGACATATGATAGGGCTGTTGCAGAGGACGTTGCTATTCGCCACGTGGTTGAACATACTTGGCATGATGCTCAGATTGTAGACATTGGAGGCAACGCAGCACGACATCGTCGGCGTCCATTCAAAGTGCACTGTTGTGTGCCCTTGATTGACGCGCAAGACGTCACTCGTGCTATGTTGCGTGCCAATGACGAAAATTTGTGTGGACATTATGCTCAGGTTTGTGACTGCGTTGTGCCCGATGCCTATATTGCTGTACATTCACTTTACAACATCCATCCGGATGATGTTGTGAGTATGGTACATCGGGCTAGGCTGCTAGTCGCAGTCGTGCACCGTTTCGAGGAACCCCGCGGCGTGTTTGGTGTTCACAAAGGGCGACAGGCTGAGGCCACGTATCGTCTGCAGAAGGATGGGTCGATAGAGATGACCGTAGTAGGTAATACCTTTGCCTACAAGCACAGCCCAATGACTTGGCTGTTGTCCCCTGACGCTGTTTACACCACACAAGACGGGAGTCAAAGTATGACCTGGTACGAAATTGCCAAAATTGGCGATTCATTTGTGTACGGGTTCATCCGGTCTTTCGTGCAGCCTGCTGCTGTACTTAATGACCGTCGCATGCCGTTTGATGCCGTGTTGCGTGAAGATGCCCTTTATGGTCGCATCACGTCGCCTAGTTTTCTGACCTCAAGTTCATTATATCAAGAGACCGCAATACGTCGGGTTGATATAGTGCGCTCGTGGGGTAAGTCCGTCATTGCTACCCATGACGCCGTTGACATAGTCATACCGAAGTTTGCCCTTGCTGATGCGGTTGATTTTGTTGCCGGACGTAAACGTGATGCAGCCTTGTTCAGCGCGTTGCTCACCCGTTTAAGTAACACGATGCGTAAAGCCGGCAGTCCGATGGAAGAACATGGGACAGTGAAGTTTGTCATAGCTCTCGTAGCTTACTCCCAGAACCTCAATTTTGAAACTGAGGTGTTCGGGGCGTTGGCAGAGAGGGCAGGCGACAGCTTACGCCACCAACGTGCCGCTGCTGCTGCTTTCGGTGATGTCGCCGTTGCGGGTGACGCGCCGTTGCAACGTGCCGCGGCAGGCTTTGGCGTTGCTAGTGGCGCTGCTTATTTGACGTCCCTAGCTGTGCACCCAAGTGCTGCAGCGTTAGCTACCATTGCGCATATTGTTGGCGTTGGCGCAGCCGCTGCTGTTGCTCCTATTTCCGTAGGTGTCAGTGCTGCCCTCCTTTGTTACTTCGGTGGCAGGCGGTTGGCCCAGTGCATCACGCGTCGAGGTGACCCAACTGTTGTGCGACCCATGGCTCAGAATTGGCAAGGCGAAGGACATTCCTCAACTGTTGACTTCACCCACGAAGTCTTTCCGTTGAAACGGCACAAAGGAGGTACTTCTCGGCCGTTAGGTGTTGACGAGTGGAACCGTTGGAATTCGGATTTTATCAGATTTCGGAAAGGTCGGGCTAAGGCCCCGGCGAAACCCATGGTGGCGATTCGCGGCCCCAATATAAAGAATAGCGAAGAAGAAGAAAAGGAAGAAGAAATTGAGGGAAATAAAGCCTCCCCCCTTAGAGAAGCCGTCCAGGCCATTGCAGACAACCCACCTATGGTTGATCCTTTGAATGGGTCACTTGAGGAACAGCACATTGTTCCGGGTGTCGAAGCTTATGGCATGTCTTGGAAGCTTGGGCCTATGCCACCCACCCAGTTTGCGTCCGTTACGTCCAGCATGAAACCTGGTGAAATGGAACCTGGTAGTGAGTTGTGGCTGTTGCAGTCTGCCCAATCAGACAAGAAAGGTCACGTTCAGTCAAACAGCCAAGCTTATGGTTTGGTTTTTGATTACCCGCTGCCTTTGTCGCCTAACGAGGACCCTTACAATGAGCTCATCGCCATGACGAGACGCCATCTGGCCAAGAGGCCAGTTGCTCCTTTGGTTGAAGAGTTTTGCGTTTGGGCCCGTACTGAAGGTGTCAAACTGCTCGGTTCTATGACTGATGGGGTGAAAGCTTTAACGTACGATGAGTGGAACTTGGGTTTTACTGCCACAAGACGTGGGTTACACGATCGTGCTTTACGGTTAAATCTTCCTGTTGACGAGAAAATGACAAAAAGGAAATCTTTCTTGAAGAAAGAATTTTACATGAAAGTTGCAAGCGAGTTCAAACCTCGACTCATTCAAGGGGCCACTGATGAGGCTGATGTGCTGTGCGGACCTTGGTGTCGTGCTGCTACTCATGCCTTAGCAAAAGAGTGGTCCGTTGCTAACGAGTCCGTCATCGTGTACACAGGGTGTACTCGTAAAAGTGACGTAGGAAAGATGGTGCTTCCCGAAGCAGAAATATTGGAAGACGATTTCTCATCTTTCGACAGCACGGTTAACCGTGAGTTGTTGGAATTGGAAATCGACATATTTCGGCAATGTGGGGCCCCTAACGAGGTTTTGGACTACATGTTCGCTGCCATTGATGCTGTTGGGTACACTAAGTTTTATCGTTATAAAACCAATGCTACTCGTAAATCAGGTGATCCATGGACGGGACTAGGCAATTCTCTCATTAATGGATTGGTTCATTATTGGGCTTTCAATGTAAAAATGGGACAGAACGCGTTGCGCATTATCGTCGATGGTGATGATAACTACCTACAATATCTGGGTAAGTGTGACGTAGAGCAGTTCTGCGCTTTGTTGCGTGGTGTCGGGCTTAAGCCTGAGGTCAAGCAGCGTATGAGCATAGACAATGCCACATTTTGTAGTGGTCATTTTGTCCCGGGGCCCGATGGTGTTCGTTACCTCGTGCCCCTTCCTGGTAAACTTTTGTCAAAGTTTGGTTATTCTATCGTCAAAGTGCCTGACGATGCTATGCTGTTACAGCTAAAGTGCATCGCTATAGGCCATCTTCACACGTGCTGGATGGACCCATTATTGGGTCCTATAATGCTACATCAGATTAAGATATGTGGTGATCCAGCCGTGGATTCTAAAGGTTTCGTTAAAGGAACATTGAGCAACATGTTCCATCGGACTGGTTTGGGTGTAGACGACTTACTGAGTGGTAAGGTGTCTCTCCCGAAGCTTTCCGTTGACCTCTCGGCCTATAAACATTACGAGATAATGTATGGTCTCTCCAGGACGCAAATAGATGAATTTGTGTCCCAGTGCACATCCCACAAAACTCTACCCTTTGTAGTTGATGGAGCCCTCCTGCGGCAGTTGCTGCGGGTGGAGGCTTCCCTATAGTTGGGTTGGGGAGCCGGCGGCCGCTCCCCTTTGGGAGTGGCCGGCCGCAGTCAGATTTCGACCAACGAGCTATGAGTCAAGTGGTCAAAAACCAAAAAAAAAAAAAAAAAAAAAAAA